ATTCATGTCCTAACCACACTCGTTATGTCGCACTTAGTTGTGTCAACATAAGTAATTGTAACTGTTGCCGTTGTCGCTGTGGCCAACTTATAGGTGTAGACTTCTGTTGTTGTGGTTGGATATGTCACTTGTATTTCATCAAATTTAATATCACCAATTATATTGCCAGCACCTAGTAAATTATCTAGTGTTGCATTTGCACTCGTATCATGTGTGCGCCTATCAACCTCACCCGTTTGTGTTGGGCTTTCAATATACGCAGCTTGATCTCTCGATTTGTTTTCGTCAGGTATAGCCATTATTTAGGCACCCCCGCTTTAATTAAATCGTCTTTCATTAAAGCATTAACGTCAATATCATGGAAGAACCACGCAATCCAATTGCCGTCTTGCATCTCTGCAATATCAAAATATTTAAAAACAATACCAGCGCGAAGGTTATTTTTTAATAATAACCGCCTCAACTCTTTTGGAGAAGAGGCGATTAAAAAATGTGGTATTGAAGTTAGTGGTATTGGACTTTGCATTTATTATGCGTTGTTATCCTTAACCATTAGTCCAGACTGTAAAGATTTAACTCCGAACAACTGGTCCATTGCAACGCGCTTAGCACCAACACCGTACTCATTAGCACCTTGCTCATCCATTGAAAGACCTTTTTGAAAGCCAATCGCAAGAGCGTCTTTTTCTACCATGTAATACTCATCAGCATTCATGCCGTTGTGTAGAACGATAGGAACCCCAAACACAGAACCGATTACTCCGCCTGGGATGTTAGAAGATCCATATGCATCTGCGCGTGTAAACTCTGCAATTTTTAATAAGTTAGAACGCTGTGCAGGTGGAATCCATAAAGACAATTTATCCGGGTCTGCATTAGCAACCAATAGGTCCTCTTGCATTTCAAGGATAACGTCTCTTGTAATTGCAACCGAAACAGTAGTGATTGCAGTAGCATCAGCCTCAACAACTGCCAAAATTTGAGAATCAACATATCTGCCTTGAGCAGATGCTGCGCGTGTAGCGTTCTCAATCTGAGCGTCGATGCGTGTTTGAATCTGATTCATAGAGTCAATGATCCATGCAACATAAGCATTTTTGTCTAATAACAAAGTGTCTTTAGTGTCTGTTAATGCCGTAGCATCACCAGCAACACCCGCCGCTCTGTCAACAACTGTAAAACTTGTTAGTTTTGGAAAAGAAATCTGATCCAAACCCTTCTCAGCAAATGCAGATACATCTGAGATATAAGGTCTTAGTTTTGCTTTAAATGCTAATTCTTTTTGAACCGCTGCTGCGATAAGCTCCATGCTTAAACCAGGGGTTGATATAGTGTCAGCCATCATAGCCTCCTTAATTAATTATAGTTTATAATCCATGCTTGCGACCGTATGCCGCCAGCTCCTCTTTACTCATCTGGCTAAAGTCTACCTTGCCGCCCTCAACATTAGGGTTAACATTAGGCACTGAGTTGTTTACGTTTGGATTTACAGGCCTAAAGTAATGTGGTTTTTTCTTTTTAAAGTCTTCCAACATTGTCTTTACCTCATCCGCATCTGTAGCAAAACCATCACTGATAGTTAGTGAACTTAAATCAAGTAGCTTAACTAAGTCCTCATCGTCTACACAACCCATCTCTTTAGCTTTTAAACGAACTGAATTAGATACAGAAGAAAACGCAAAATCATTTACCTTACCTTCTAAATCACCAATTCGCTTTTTGTACGCCTCAAGCAATTCATCTTTTTTGCCCTCAGATGCTAACTTGTTCTCATTTAAAACACTAAGCTCTTTCTCCATCTCTTCATAACGAGATTGAAGCTTTTTCTTTTCGCCTAATAATTTCTTGTGAGTTTCATAAGCAACTTTATCACTCCCACTAGGAGCTAGGGTGTTAATTGAATTTATCTGATCTTGGTCACTGACCGACTGTTCAGTTGCGCCACCGGCGTCTTGATTTGTCTCTTGCATTATATTGTACTCCCTTTTTTAGTTTGTTATCAAGTTTAAATATTAGTCAACTTTGAGCGCCCTACGCAATGTACGCCGCACTATGTTGTTAATTCGTTTAGCTAACTTAGGTTCACTTTTTAAACCTTTTGCTGTGAATATAACAAATCCCCGACTAGCTAGCTCTTTAGCCAATTCATTATTAAAAGCAATCTGCTCCTCTAGCGTTTTACCACGGGCGCCTTTAATAGCTTGGCGTTTACTCTTAGCAACAAATAACTCTACTAAAGTCTTTCTGATTTTAAATGTAACTGCGTCTAGTAATTGGCCCGTGAATGTAGTGCTGCTTTTTGCTGGCTTAAAACTTGGGTGAGTTTTATTAACTTTAGCCAGCGCCTTACGTCTAGCTTTAGTGCCCTCAGTTAATGCCGGAAATGTTCTAGTGTCGTTTAATGGTTTTCTACGCCTAGCCTCTAGTCTAACCCTTGTGGTAACAGCTTCACCAATTTCATTAAGCATCTGTTTATTGCGTCTTACCTTCTCAAACTTTTTAGTGACACTTATCTGAGTAGCTATAACTGTGCTACGCTTTATCCTTACCGGCATCTAAATCATCCAATAGCCCTAAGACCATTTCATTAAAGGCTTTAACGCCCTCATTCTGTTTAGTTTTAATAGCTTTATCTAAATCATCTTTAAATTTACTTTTAATGTCTTTTAACTCTTTATTGCTAACACCAAAGAATGGTCTTTTCGGAACTGTATCACCTGTCATATGATTAAATGCCTTTGGGTTTTCATCAGCATCATTCCAGCCAATGGTAATACTATTACCACTGATCTTTTTAATATCAATTAGACCCATCATATCACCCGTTAATTCCATGTTAACTTTATTTTTAGACTTACCGGCCGCTAGAAAGTCCTCACTCTTTGTATATGATTTTGAATATGGTGATTTAAGTTTAACAGACCGGCCTGAGCCATTAGCTGAAAGAGAAACACCCTTGCCCGATGCAGTGCGCTTGATTATCTTATCAATTATAGCTTGACCCATTAATTGCTTAAGCTCATCCTTGCCGCTAAAATCAATGCCGAACTCTTCTTTTAAATTAATGGTCTGCTCTACGTTATTCTTTTTTACTTTCAATATCGACATCATCAACCCCGTTCACCAATGGTGGTAACAGTAAAGGCATCTTTAACTCATCCTCTTTTTCAAGCTCATCTAAAATCTTATCGGCCATGTCCTCGTCAATTTCTCTAAGCTCCATTATGGCTTCACGCTTAGACATTAAGCCCTCATTCTTTAATTTAATAATGCTGTCCTCTTTTTCGGCTTTAGTCTGAACAATTTCTGGCGGTCGATACATGACCTCTAATGTGCAATCCTCACTAATTTTACCGTTCTTTAGTTTATCATCTAAAGCAATTTTAGGGTCGTTAGCGTCCTGTAAGATATTATTCCACTTAATAATAATGTCTTTTAATTCACGCTCTTTATTCTGGAATAAATCAATGTCGCCTCTAGTAGCTTCAAATTTATCAATCATTGCTAGTAGCCTATCAAGACCTGATGTGAATTTAGTGCCGTCACCACTACCACTAATAGTCTTTGGGTCAATACCCTGTGAGCTAAGTAGTAATTTTAATTGCACCTCTAAAGTTTCTAGTGAGCTTGATAGATCAGGGTTAGGTGAAGCAAATGCAAAGCTAGGTGCAACCGTACTATTAGGGTCTTGCTGTAAGAATAATGTGTGGTTAGGACCTACAACTAAATTATCAGGCTCTTTCTCTGCAGCAATAATAGCCTGTGAATAGCCCTGCATTCTTAATATGTTTGAATGGTCTGATAACTGCACACCAAAATCAATTGCAAAATCTGTAACTGTATTACCGTATCTGCAGAAGAACTCAAAGTCCTTTTCGCTAGCTATATCAATAAAAGGTAGTGCGCCTAGATCATTATTTATCTCACCTAATTCATTTAGAATCTTGCCTTGGCCGTTCATTGTAAAATGAAACTCTTTGCTCCAAACAACATATCTATTTAGTTCACTTTTATAATCATCAGCATCGGCAATGCCTTGATTTTGCCCATCGCTAACAACACGTTTTTTATTAATATTATCATTAGTTCCCAACCTATTATCACTGGTACTAAGGGGAGCGTTTAAATATTCCTGCTTATCAAATACATTTAATATATATATTTCTGCCTTTTCTGGGTTGTGCTCCGACGGTATTACATCATACCAATGGGGAGCTAATGGCTTAATCCATAACTTACCGTCCATTGGGATTATGTAAATTGAACACTGCTCAAAAAGTTTATAATATTGGTTAGCTAATTTTAATTGAACGTCTACTTGGCTTGCATTATAGTGCGCATCTAATGCATCTATTTCTTTTTCACTTACTTCACCAAACGTGCGTGTTGGCTCAGAATTATATAAACTAGCCTGCTCCTTAATAATTCTAGGAGCAATATTTATACTCGTTACCTTACGCATTTCACGTACTGTCTTTTCGCTAAACTCTTCATTTAGTTTATTTATAATATAGCGTTCGTGCCTGTTCTTATATATCTCAAACCGCTTAAGGCTTTCCTTTTTTCTATCTTTGTTTTCATCATTATTTATTTCATCAATGATCTTTTTGCGATAACCTAAATCCATTAAGTCTGCCATTTATTAGTTCCTTATCTCTGAATCATTCGTGCTGTTGATGGTGTTAAATTTCTATCCATAAAGTTTACAAAGAAATAGCGTATCATGTCTACAGCATCATCATCTTTTTTAACCGGATTTTCGTTTTGTATAATACCATCTTTTTCATTGTAGCGATATTGTCGCAGTCCATCAATGGACTTTTTGCAGTTGGCCGACACATAAAACTTAGTTTGGCCCTTTGCGTTTTTAATGAAGCTGCGAACTATTGGGATGCCGTAATTAATAGCACTTGATCTATATTTAAAGTTAATGCCTTTTGTTTTAAACCATTTGATATTTGAAATGCCTATTTGCTCACGCTCTTGATTGCCCGCTATGTCGCAACAGTAGT